CGGCTCGGCCGTCGAGTACGGCCAGAAGCTCTTCCTCGTGAGGCCGACAGCCGTCGCCGCGCTGGAAAGCCCCCCGCTGAGCATCGAAAAAAATCCGAGCGCCAGTTCCATTGTTATCTCACCCCTTGAACGCGACCTCGGAGCGCACGGCGAGGATCTCGACCGGCGCGGGCTTCGATTGCGAGAGTGTCCAGCGTGGATGACGCGACCAGCCGAGCAGGCCCTGCATCAGCACGGAGCCCGAGAAAAGGCGCTCGAGCAGCGGCAGGTCCATCTCGCCGCCGGACTGGAACGGCCCCCCGTCGCGCTGGCGCTCGCCCAGAAACGTGATCGGCACCTCGCGCTTCGGTCCGCCGTTGACGGAAAGATCGATCGGCCCGGTGGAGCGGCAGGAGATCTCGAGCTCGTAGATGCGCCCCGGCGGGCGGAACGGCTGCGTCTCCGTCAGCTTGTCGCGCAGCGGCATCGGCTCCATCTCCCACGGCGAGCCGAGGCCGATGGTGACGTCGAGGCCGGGCACGTCGAGCGTGGCGATGGCGCCCGTGACCGCGATCGGTCCGTAGAGATCGCCGTCGACGTAGGCCCACACGTCGGGCTTGCCGGTGAGGTGCTCGAGGCCGGTGAGCGTGGCCGTCGGCACGTCGAACTCGTAGCGCACCGCGCAGTCGAGCGGCGTCGAGGGCTCGAAGCGCTCGAGGTAGTTGTCGCTTCCCCCGTCCGCCGTCGCCCGCTCGACCGCCGCCCAGATGTTTCCGGCGACGTCCACGCCAACGCTGCGGAAGGCGCCCGGCGTCTCCCACGGCATGTAGGCCACAACCTCCTGCACGCGCTGCGTCGCGAGGTGGGCGATGGTGCCGTCCGCGTTGACGACGAAGCCGCGCGCCGCCTCGTCCGGCGAGCGCGGCTCGATTACGGCCATGTCGACCGCGTCCGAGATCAGCTTCGGCGCCAGCACGTTCTTGGGATCGGCGGCGTAGGTCGCCTCCACGTTGGAGACCAGCACCATCTCGCGCATGACGCGAGAGGGCGCGCGCGGATCGCCCGGCTTCTTCTTGCCGGACTGCATGTAGAGCGTGGCATCGTCGAGGAAGCAGACCGAAACCGTGGGATCGATGCCGGGCCGCGCGGCCAGCCGCCAGTTGCGCGGTTGCGTCGCGTCGAAGGTGCGCGCCTCGGCGAACCAGGCGCCGCTCTCCGTGAAGGCCTGCAGGTGCTTGCCGACGATGAGCTGATAGATGGTCTCGTTCTGGTCTGTGTCGAGCGTGTCGAGGAAGGCGAGATCCGCCGTCAACAGCGTGCCCGTGGTCTTGAGGCCGAACGGCAGCCCGGTCTGCGATCCGAGCACGCTCTGCGGGGCGGAGCGGAAGCCGCCCATGATGTGGCGCGACTGATGGAACAGGCCGCAGCGCGGCCAGCCGGTCTCGGCCGAGACGATCGCCCCGTCGGCGTCGATGCCGCGCTGGCGCACGGTGGTGACCGGCCGCAGCACGTCGTCGCCGAGCACGACGGCGAACACCGGCGGCCAGCGGCGCGCGCCGAGCGCGCCCGAGAACACGACCTCGATCGTGCGCGAGGTGGCATCGAGCAGCGTGACGGCGGGCGGGGTGCCGAGCGAAGGCAGCGCGCCGAGCGCCGAAGCAATCGAGGAGGCGAGCGTGCCCGTGCCGGAAAACAGGATCGGCGCCGTCACCTCGTCCTCGACCCACAGCACGAACGACTGGCCGTTGACGATGCCGCCGATCGAGAGCTGCTGCACCTCGTCGGTGTCGCCCGAGAAGGCGGTGCCGGGCGTGAGAGCGGGAACGTCGGTGAACTCGGCCGCCGCGACGTTCCACTCGTCCGCCGCGCCCTGGCGCATGAACACCGGCGTCTCCACGTCCTCGTTGTAGAGCAGGAGCGTGTCGAGCGACTGCGCGCGCGTCATCCGCGCAACCTGCGACGCATCGACCGGCGCGGCGATCGACGACACCCAGCGATGGTTCTCGAACACGTCGATGTTGCGATCGGTGAGCACCAGCTCGAACTTGAGATCGGCCGAGCGGGCGAACATGTGGAGGCGCACGGGCGAGACCGCGCGCTTTTCCGTCCACACGCGCATGCGTCCGATGGTGAAGGCGCCGGAGCCCGCCGCATCGTAGAGCACGATGCGCAGATAGCGCGTCGAGACGGGAACGCCGGCGGGCCCGCCGGGCGGCACGGAGAAGCGGCGCGTGCGCCGGGCCGTGCGCACGTCGCGCCGCCCGTCGAAGGGGAACCACGACACGCCGTCCGAATATTCGACGGCGAGCGCGTTGTCGGTGCGGCCGCTGGCGACCGCGAAGCGGGCGATGTCGACCGCCACCACGTTGCGCGCCGTGCCGAGGTCGATCTCGGCGACGACGAAGGGAGAGCCGGAAACGGAATTGGTGACGAAGTCGTCGCCGGCGCCGAGGTCCTGGCTCACGAGGTGCGAAGCCGTGCCGCCGTTGGCCAGCGTTACCATTCCCGCATCGAGCGCGATCGGCTCCAGGCGGCGGCGCAGGCGGCGCTTCTGGCCGGAGGCGATCAGGTCCATGCCGGCCGCGAGCACGGTGCCGGGGCGGCGGATGGTGCCGCCCTGCGGGCGGATCGCGCAGTTGCGGCCGACGCGCAGGCCCGCGTAGTAGTGCACGAGGTCGATGCGCTCGGAGAGGCTGTCGTCGAGCACGCCCTTGGTGTGGCTGTTGGCGAGGGTCGCCTTCTTCATTTTTGCCTCCGCGACGCGAGGATCGACGTGCAGTCCTGTGCGCGGGTCATCGCTCGAACCTCGCGCTTATCAGCGGATTGCTGCCGACGCGCAGCACCTTGCTCGGCTTCGATTGCGCGTCGATTCCCATGGCGACGCCCATCAGGCCGCCCTGGCGCATCTCGCGCGGCGTGCCGAAGGCCTGCTCGGTGAGCTGGTCGCGCAGCGTGCGGTCCTCGCGCACCGAGAGGGCGAACTCGGCCATCAGGGCCACCTGGATCAGCTCGATGAAATACCCGGGCCAGACGTCGGGCTCGCTGCGCTTGTCGTGCTTGAGCCAGATGTCGGGCGCATCCGTCTCGAGCACGCCGTTGTTGAGCTCGAAACGTGTCGTCGACTGGCCGGCGAGATCGGCATAGACCGCGCGCGGCGTGCCCAGCATGTCCGAGGGCAGCGTGTACTGATAGGCATGGTAGCGCTCCGGCGGCGCCGAGAGGCGCGCCAGGCGCCGCGTGACCGTGTTCCAGCTCCACGGGTTCGCGGACAGGCAGAAGCCGGTGATGGAGAGGAAGATGGCGATGTGCAGCTCGGCGCCGGGGGCGGCCTCGTTCTGCAGCGGCTCGGCCCCGATCCGCATGAGAGACGTGTCGATCATGTCGATGCGCGTCTGGGCCACGATCCGGTCTCCTCACAAAACCGGCGCCGGCAGGGTGGGGCTGCCGGCGCCGCTAGCAGCGGGTGAAGCGGCGGGGGCGCACCAGAGCCCGTCTGCCAGTGCCGTGATGGTTATTTGCCGGGCGCGCCCTGCGAGCCTTCGCCGGAACCCGAGCCTTCGGAGCCGGAGCCCGCATCCTGGCCTTGGAGCGGCGCGCTCTTCTTGCCGTTCTTCACCAGCTCGAGGGCTGTCCCTTCGAGACCGGGATCGGCCCAGACGTAGACGTGCTTTCCGCGCCGCTCCGCCCCGAGTGGGTTCGCCACGGCCGGATCGCACAAGGTGCCGTTCACGAACACGGGCTTAAGCACCCGGTATTCGACCTTCTCTTTATCGGCCATCACACCTCATCCTTTCGTGTTGGCGGCTTCGACTAGATCGCGTCAGGGAGCGCCGTCCACGACGTGGGCTCCTGATTGGTGAGCCAGGCATCGACCGTCGCGGTCGGACTCGTGCCCGTCATGGTGTAGGCGAGCCGCACATAGCGCTTGTTGGTGAACGGCATCGGGATCACCACGCGCTTGCCTGTGGCGAAAGCCGTGGCGTCGATGGCCGAAAGCTCGAGCAGCGTCTCCACTGTGCCGAAGCCACTGTCGCTGTCCGTTTGGATGGCGAACTTGATGGTCGGGCCGCCGGTGCCGCCGAGGCCCGTGCGCGCCGCGACGACGAACCAAAGAGGCTCGCCCGGCCCGATGTCGCGATCGGAGCCCAGGTCGATGACGTCGGTGGACGCCACAAGGCTCGTGCCCGTGAGAGCCTGCTGGGCCGAGACCTGGAGAAGTTTGTCGATATACATGAGGTAGTCTCCGCGAAATTGTTTCTCTCGGATTGATCGCTGCGCTTGCTGCGCGGATTACGAGTTCGGCACCACCGTTTCGGTATTGATGAGCCCGTCGCAGCGCGCGAACGGTACGCCGTCGAAGTGCACGACCTTCTTGCCGGCCACCGTCTCCAGCGTCAGGTTCATGTTCTTCGAGTTCTTGATCTGGCGGCGCAGATAGCTGCGGATCGTGCGGTTGCCGCAGAACACGGCCCTGCCTGACGTCAGGTCCGGAACGAGCTCGAGCGCCTGCGTCATCAGATCGACCAGATCCGGACCGGTCGCCGCGTCCTTGGTCAACGCGCCGACCGAGATGTTGGCAATGCGCACCCCGTAGCGCCAGTCTCGGGAAGATAGGCCGCAATCCCATTTGTAGTGGGTGCGGTAGGCCTCCATCCGCGCACCGGAAACGCCGCCAGCGTTCTCGAGAGTGACCTGCCCCTTGTCCTTTACCGAAAGGCCGGCCTCGGACCCTTTCGGGTAGATGCCGTGCAGCGTTTGATCGCCCAGAACCAGCAACCAGACCGACGTGTTGTCCGAGCCAGCACCACCGCCATGAATGACATTGTCGCCCGAGGCGGCAATTGCCGGATTGCGGTTGTTGTAACGCGGGGAGAGGCCCGTGAACGCTGCAGGCTCCGTGCCTTCATTGCCATAAAAGAAGGTCTTGACGAATTTCTGCGCCATGCCTTCGATGTGCGCGCGATCCTCGGAAAGGCGATAGGCAGCGGTGTTCCCGTTCAGATCGGCGAGGGACTTGTCGATCTCGGCGTAGTCTTCGAGCATGCCGCAGTTGTCCGTGACCTGCACTTTGGTGGAGGTTGTCGGCATCACGCCATAGTTGAGCCTGCGCCACGTCGGCTCAGGAATGCCACTTCGAGTGGTGGTGCGATGCCCCGTCGGAAGGTTACCCTGCACGAAGGGCAGGTAGTTCAAGATCTCTGCGGTTTGGTTCAGGATCTCGACGACGGTCGCGACGCTGCCGTCGGGATCGAGACCCTTTCCGATCTCGGCGAGCGTCGGGCTTGTCGTTGCCAGCACGGGCATGGGTATCTCTCCTTTCGATTGTCATCCGCTCCGGCGGACACGACGCGCACGCGACAAAAAATCTAGGCTTTGAACATCGACGGATAGAGCTTGCGCAGGGCGCGCTCGTGCTCCGTGAGTTGCTGGGTCGGCTGGCCCGGCTGGCCACCGGACGTCAGCCCCTGCTTGGCGCCGAGGCCGCGCAGGTATTCGATGGTCTCGACGCCTTCGGCGGTATCGAGCAGGCCCGCGAGCAGCGCGACCTGGCTCTTGCGCAGGCCTTCGCCGCCCTGCTGCCCCTCCTTGAGGGCGAGGCTCAACACCCACGCCTCCGCGTCGTTGGCGCGCCGGGCTGCCGCCTGGATGCGCGAGATGGTGTCGCCGCCCTTCGGCTTGAGCTTCTCGAACTCGGCCTTGAAGTCCGGCCCGTTGTCGATCAGGCCCGCCTTGTCGAGCTCGCCGTAGAGATCGACCAGGCTCGCCTGGAACTGCGCGTCCGAGAGACCGTTCTTGTGCGCCACGTTGCGCCAGAGACCGAGCACGGCGTCATCCTTGATGTCGCCGAACTTGTCGGTGAACTCCTTCGGCAGATCGAGCTTGTAGTCCTCGGCCTTCTCCGGCGGCTTCGGCAGGCCGTTGAGCGCGCCGTAGAGCTTGTCGATGGTCTCGTGGTCGCTGGCGCCCTTCCACTGGTCCGGAAAATCCGCCGGGAAATACGGCTGGCCCGCTGCGGGAGCGGCGGCCGGATCGCCGCCGCCCCCTTCGCCGGTCTTCGCCGCAGGGTTATTCTTCTCGGCCTCCGCCACGGCGGCCGCGGCCGCTGCGGCGAGGCCGCCGCCGGCAGCGCCAGCGTCTCCGCCCGAGCCGCCGCCATCCTCGCGATCGCGCGCGAGCGTCCGCCAGAAATCGAAAAAACCTTTCATTGCTCACCCCCGTGTTGCGGCGCCTCGCCACCCGCGCGGCGCAACATGTTCAAGATCATGAAGACGATGTCGTTCTGCCCCGCGCGCTGCGCCTTGAGCAGCGCGTAGCGCTCGACGGTCGTGGCTTCGCGCTCCTCTTGCGCAGGCGAGCGCAGGAGCGTCTTCTTGATGAGAAGCTCGAGCGCGGCGCGTCCGTCCTCGGTCTCGAAGGCACGCGCCATGATGGCCGCTTCCGCGGCGGCCTGGCGCTCACGGCGTTCCTGCTCGTCCTTGAAAGCGGCTTGCCCGGCCTTGCCGGCCTGTTCGATTCCATCCCAACCGCTGTCGAGGATGCCCCGGAGCATTTTTTCGACGTCGAAGCTCACATCGCACCCCCGTTCACGTAGGGCTGGCCAGGCGGCGGCGCCTGCGCGCCGTTGCGGCCCTTGGTGGACGCGCTCATCTGCTGGGCGGCGACGAGTTGCGCGATCATGTCCTTGAGCTCTTTCAGCTCCTCCTTGCCGCGGATGAAGCGCTCGTCGTTGCCCATCCAGCGGCCGATCTCCGGCAGCAGCTCCTCCATCTTGACGACGAGGGCCGCGGCCTCCGGGCCGAACAGCATGACGATCATCTGGATCCAGTTGACCGCGCGCTCGACCTTGTCGCTCCGCTGCGCGGCGGCGGCCGGCGCGGTGAGCAGGCACTTGGTGACGATCTGATCGATGGTGATGCGCGTCGGGATCATGCGCGCGTCTTCGAGGATCTCGCAGACCCGCTGCACGAACGGCGTCACCAATTCGAACGCGAGGCGGATGCCGGTGCCGCCCCGGTTGCGCTGGAAGCGGCGCAGGCGGCCGGCGACCTCGGTCGCCGAGCGCACCGGGTCCTGCTCCGACGGCAGCTCGTCGTCGAGCAGCACGCGGCGGATCTCGGCGCGCTCCTGCTCCTGCACGATCGAGGTGATGTCGAAATCCTGCGGCACGGGGAGCCGCGAGATGGCGGGGCCGAGCACGCCGCCGGTGGAGCCGACGGCCCACATGGCGCCCGGATCGAACACGGCCGTCTCGGGGTTGAAGACGCCGTCGTTGCGGGTCATCCAGATGCCGAGGATGGCGAACACGGCGGCCTTGAGCGCGAGCTCGCGGCCGCGGTTCGCCGTTTTCTGGAAAGGAAGGGCGAGGTGCGCGAGACCGCGGCCGAACGGCTCGCCCGGCACCACGAACATGCGCGGCGTCATCCACGGCGAGGTGCGGAACTCCTGCTCCCAGAGCAGCGCGTCGTCCTCGCCGTCGCGGTCGGTCCACACGGCGAGGCGCCAGCGGCGCGAGGGTTTGTCGAAGTAGGTGTACTGCACCACCTGGCAGGGCGAGGCGGGGCTGTCCTGGATGCTCTTGCCGAGCGCTTTGGAGACCCGGCCGTTCGGCCACAGGGCCGGGAGATCGCGCAGCAGGTAGTTGCGGCGCCAGTAGTGATGCCAGGGCGTGCCGCGCGGGCCGTTCTCGAAGGCGAGCTCGATCGTCGGCACGGCCTGCGCCTCGACGATGGTGTCGCTGTCGCCGCGCTCGACGAACAGCGCGGAGGTGCCGGCGAAGTGATCGTAGAAGCTTTCGAGCACCGCCGTCTGTGCGGCCCCCGACACCGCGTGCACACGTGCCGTGACGTTGGCCAGCGTCTCGTTGAACTGTTTCTGATCGAGGCCGTCCGGCAGGAACGGCCCGGCCTCGAGCTTGAAGAACTCCTGAAACAGCGGCATCCAGTCGGCCATCATCTGGCCGGGATAGTTGGCGGCCGCCGAGAGGCCGGTGCCGTCGAAAATGTAATCGGTGATCGAGAGGCCTTCGCCCGAGCCGCCCGCGCCGGGCGCGCGCTCCATCGTCGCCTGCCGCCACGGCATCATGTGGCGGTAGATCGACTGAAGCTCGTTGTGATAGGGCTGCGCGCGCTCGAAGGCGCGCTTGCAATCAGCGCGCATCTCCTTCGCGGAGCGCTCCTTCGCCAGCGATTTGAGCTCGACGGTCGACATCAGCCCCCGCCGAATGTGGAGCTGAGCTGCTCGTCGACGTAGGCGAGCAGGCCGCGGTTCGAGGTGCGCGCACGGCGCTGCGCGGCGGCCGTGGCCTCCACCTCGCGCTCGCGCGAGCGGATCGCCGCTTCCTGCTGGCGCATGGTGGCGGCCTGGCTGCTGCTGCCGCCGCCGCTGAACAGGGACTTGATCGCCTTCACCATCTTGCTCACGGACGCCTCCACTGCTCGAACCCATCGCAGACGACCCCTTCCGGCACGAAGCCCAGGGTGCGCACGAAGCGCTGCCCGTTGCCGTTGCCGACCCGCACGTGGCACATGAGCCCCGCGGGGCGGGTGGCGGCGACCTCGGTAAGCCAGCGGCACGCGATACGATGCACAGGGACCAGCTTGCGGCCGAGGCCGCCGGGTGGCTCCAGAAAGAAGATCTCGCCCGCAACACCTGGCGCGAGATCGAAGCAACCGGCGATCAGAAGCGGATCGCCGTCGGGCGTCTCGCGCAGCGTCACCGCTTCGGAAACGACCACCTGGGCCAGGAGCGATTTGTACAGGACCCCGGGGAGGGGGGACCCATGGGCCTGCCGGTTTGCGGCCCAGAGGAGCACGTCGGCGGCTCGCGCGCGCTCGAGGATCATCCGCGCCCCGAAATGAAGGTCGACTTGACGACCGTGGTGCCGGAGCCGGCGCGGCCGCCGGGCAGGCGGCGCTCGGCACCGGGGCCGGTGGTGCGGCCGGGATTGATCACGCCGTAGCGGCCTTTTTTGCCGAGCATCCAGTACTGCAGGGCGTCGTGGACGTGGGAGTACTCGCCCTTGTGCGGCTTGGCCTCGGCCGGCGTCTGGCCGGTCGCCTTGTCCTTTTTGTAGCAGTAGTGCGAGGCGAAGCCCTTGCGCAGCTTCTTGCAGCGGCGCGAGATCAGGAGGCGCGGGAGGTTGCCCTCGATCACGAGCTCGTCGCGCACGGCATCGAGGCGCAGCAGGATCTCGTTCGAGGGCGCGGGCTCGATCGGAATGCCGAGCGCGGCCATGACCTGCTCACACCACGCAAGCTCGCCGTCCTCCTTGTCGGCACCGAGGAAGCCCGCCGGATCTCCCCAGCCGCTTGAAAGACGGAAGAGGAGCCGCTCGGCGTTTTCCGATAACTTCAGGCTCGACCCCGCAAGGGCGTTCAGGTCGGCGAGGACCTTGGCGACCTCGGCCGCAAAGCGCCGCGCGCTCATGCGGCCGGGAACGACCTCGGCGTAAACCCGGAACTGCCCATTGGGGAGCGCCTGCCCGATGACCCCCGCCGGATTGCCGAGACCGGCGTCGACGCCGAGCTCGAGCGGGATGCCGGCGATCGGGATGAGATCCTCGCCCGCGTAGAAGTGCTCGTCGGCATATTCCGGGTAGACAGGCTCGCCATCGCGCGATGGCGCGTACTGGGCATGTACCATGCGCATGACCAGATACTTGTCGCGCAGCACGGTGATCTGGCGCTGATAGTAGCCGGGCGGCAGGTTGGGCAGGTTCTCAGCCTGCGGAGACAGGCCGCTCGGCTGCTTGTAGAGCTTGAAGCCCGGCGGGCACTCCTCCTCGAACAGGCGATAGAACCAGCTGTCGACGTCGGGCGCGTTGAGGTCGCAGATGATGTAGCTGCGATAGAGCGAGTTCGGCGGGAGCGTCTCCCAGGTGACGCCCGGCGGCAGCTTGCCGAGCGAGTATCCCGGGAAGCCGCGCAAGGGCGTCGACGGCTTGAGATCGGAGACGGACGGATAGCGGCCGAGACGCAGGATCGCCTGCGGAATGCAGCTCTCCGGAAGGAGATCGACCTCGTAGAACCAGAAACAGGTCGGCTCGAAGCCGCGCATGAACTCTTCGACGACGTGCTCGCCGAGCGCAGCGAACACGGCTTCGAAATACACGCGCAGGCGGCGGTTGCCGCGCTGGACGTCCCATTCGATCTTGTGCGTCGCCATGCGGCCACCGCCGCCGACGAACTCAGCCTCCGTCCAGGTGTCGCCGTCCGCCGGCAGCCAGCGCTTCCACGTCGGGAAAAGGTTGCGCTCCATCTGGCCGTAGGTCTGGCCGATGACGGCGACCTTGAACTTGATGATGCCGTCGACGCCAGGCGGCGGAGCATCGACGCATTCCGGCATCAGCGAGGCGTTGCGGATCAGGTCGAAGATGCACGTCGAGCTCTTGCCGCCGCCGACGGGGCCGAGGATCGCGCGCACGTCTGCCGTCGTGTCGCGCAGGAACGCAGCGGAGACCGGCCCGGCCGGCTTGTACTGGCGAACGTTCGGAGGGAGCACCTGGCGCGCCATCAGGAGTGAGACCTCGCCGGCTTGTAGACCGAGCGCTTCAAGGCGCGATCGACGATGAGGCGCCGCATCGTCGACAGCATGCGACGGCGGCTGTCGATAGCCGCGGCCTCGCGGTCGATTTGCTCTAGCTCTCTCGCCTCGTCGGAGGTAAGAGATTTGCGGTAGTCGTGTTTGCGCGAACGTGGTTCGAAGCTCACGATGCCATCCCCCCGACCCCCGGACGCCCTCGCAAGCTTTCGCCCCGTTTTTTTTTGGCCAACGGCTCAGGCTGGCCTGAAAAAAGGGAAGGGGTCTCGCCGGCCAAAACGGTGCGGCGCACCCCCCGGGAATTTGAAGGGCGCGCGGTTTCGGGGGCACCCCCCCGGCCGGGCGCGCGCGAATGAAGGCACCCCCCCCTCGCGATCCGCGCGCGGCCCCGCGCCAATTGCGCGCGATGGCGGAGCGTGGCGTCTGATTTCAGATCAGTGGTCATCGGATCATTCATCCCGATATTCCAATGCGTTAGGTGCATCGTCCGACTGCTGGCCGTCCGACTTCACGAGTTCCGCTTCGCTAACGTCTTGATTTCGCTGGATTTCAGTTTCTGGCGGCAGAGGCAGCGCCAGGTCGTTCTCCGCCCCGTCCTCGCCCCCCAGATCGCCGAGGATGACCAGGCCGCGCGTCGGCGCCGACACCTCCACGGCCATCGGCAGCTTCTGGTGCCAGTACGGCAGCGCGGCCGCCTGCGCCTCGCGCTGGATGGCGTTGGCCCTATCTAGGTCCCAGACCAGGTATCGCGTGCCACGCAGCGCCCCTTCGGCGTTGTAAATCGGGGTCTCCGAGATCGCCTGCTGCCCCGGCGCCAGCACGTTGACCTCGCGCGTGAGGAACAGCTCGCGCGCCAGATCCTCCGGCGACCGCGACCATGTCTCGGCGCAGCCGATAAGTGGCGACTGATACCGCGAGGCGAGATACCGGCGCATCTCCTCGGTCGACCGGTTCCGCGCGCCCTTCGGCCGTCCGCCGCGCGGCCCGCTCCGCGACGGCGTGAACGGGGCCGGCGCGTCGTCCGCGTCCGCGAACAGCTCCGGCTGCTCCTCCCCGCCCAGGCCGAGGTCGCCCGCCCCGCCGAGGAGCGCCACCGCCGTTGCCATCCCGCTGTTGCCGCCCGCCATTTCAGTATCAACCCGGTATTTAACTGCCCCTGGAACGGCGCCAATTTCACCGTTCCGCCTGCCGTTCCACTCGCAAGTTACTGAAGCAACTCACTAATCTCTCTTTTTGGAACGGTGGAACGGTGGAACGGTGCATCTCCTCACATGCACGCACGCGCACGGTTCTTACTCGCGCGCACCCGCGCGCATGAGAGACCCTGCCGTTCCACCGTTCCACCGTTCCATTTTGATGTATTCCGCTGTTTCTTCAGCCACTTGAGCCCGGAACGGTAAGCGGAACGCCTCACCCCCAACCCGTTCCACCCACGCAAAAATTCCGCGAAACTTTTTCACGTGATCATAGGGTCGGGGTGTGAGGGGGGACCCATGGCGGGAGCGGGTGAGGGATCGGGCGGGGGATCGTCGGCCATCAGCCCGCCGGGGCCGTAGAGCGCGTCCAGCCGGATCAGCGTGCACTTGGTCTTGCGCCCGTTGATGCGCGCCTGATCGACCTCGTAGACCTCACCGCGCGGCGCCTGGCGCAGGGCGCCGGCCCACATGCTGGCGCCGGGCTCGCCGGCCCATTTGGTGCCCTCGTAGAGCTTACGGAGGGCCGGGTCCTGATTGGGCACGACCAGCCAGTCTCCGCCGCCTCGTCGGCCCTTGCGGGCGAAGCCGAGGCCCGCTGGCGCCAGCTCTCGCTTGATCCACATCACGTCACCGTGCGAGACGTCGTCGTGATAGTGATAGATCGCCTCGAGCAATTGCCCGACGGTCTTCTTGGTGCCGTTGCGCCACGCCTCCACGGGCACCGCCAGCATCCAGTCGAGACACCCGCGCCAGTTCTCCACCGCATCCTCGAACTCGATCATGGTCGCCATGGCGAGGATCTCGCCCCACGGCTTCATCTCGCCTTCGTCGGTCGGAGCGAGCAGGTGCTCCTCTTTGAACCCGTCGAACTCGATCATGTCGGCGCACGCGAGCAGCGTCCCGAACGTATCGCAGCCGCGCGCATCGAGACCGTGCGATTGCAGGTGATCGCGGAACGCCTTCAGCGTCGCCGGGAACCGCTCCCACTGGTCGACCAGGCGGCGCAGGATGGCGCTCCCGATCATCCCCAGCGTGGCCGGTGACGGCAGGTTGAGCTGATGCCCCTTGAGCTTCTGCAGCCGCAACAGCGCGAGACGCGAGAGGTCCTGCGGCTCGAGCGGCGGCGTGTTGATGGAGGAGAACAGGAACGCGCTGCGGAGCTGGAACTGCACGCCCTGATGGCGGTCGCCGCCGCGATCGAGCTTGCCGCCCGAGTAGGCGGCGCGCGCGAGCTCCAGCACCGCTTTCGCCTTGCGGCTGTCGGCCTTGCCCTCGAACTCGTCGATGGCGACGGGCAGGCAGTCGTGGCCGAGCTGCTGATAGATGCCGGCCGCCGTGGTGTCGACGGTCTGGATCAGCCACGATCCGAACAGGCCTTTGATGAGGCCCTGCAGCGTGGATTTGCCGACGCCCTTGTCGCCCACGACATAGACCACCGGCCGCTGATCGAGCGCGGCGCCGAGGAACGCCGCGCCGATCCAGCCGAGCAGAAGATGCGCGTCCGCGCGTCCGCGCGCCCAGTTCCACGTCGAGAGCAGAGGCCACAGCATTTTTGCGGGATTTCGTCTTTCGTCGATGGGTCCGGGGTCCGGGCGCGGGATGTTCGGCCGCGCAGGATAGACGTATCCGTCAAGCTGCCCCGGCGGCTGTGCCTGTTGCTTCACCGGCAGGTTCGGCAGAATGACCCTGTGCCCGCAGTGGACGACGAGCTCCCCGCCCGGCGCGCGCCAGGTTCCGCGACCGCGCATGCGATCCTGCGCATTCCAAGGGCCGAGCGCAGCGCACGCCTGGATGAAGGCGTCGCGCACATCTTCGTTCTTCCAGCCGTCGTTTTTGAAGATCGGGCTGCCGTCCTCTTTCTCGCCGATCTTGCGCACCTTCGGCCACGCCCACTTTAGATAGTCGAGCCGCCCCATGAACAGGAGCGCCGTCGCCGAGGCATTGAACGGCGACACGTATTGACAGATCTGACCCAGCGGATCGAGGCACCAGAGCGTCCCGCCATCCACACCCAGCGGGATCGCGGGACAGTCGGGCGGCAGCCCGATGGCGTTCGGCGTCCACTGTCCCGGCAGGATGCCGTCGCGCGCCTCGCCCGGGACAGGATCGTCACGGAACAGCGTCGGCATCGGCTCGGCAGCATCGAGCGCGGCGCGCACGGCGCCGATGTTTGGTTTGATGGCCCCCGCCATGTCTCTCCCTTCGCGCTGCGGACGCTCGCTCGCGTCCGCGCGACCCCCTTCGTTTCAGATCAACGCAGCACACTCGCGTGGCCGCAGCCGCGCGTGCAGAACGCGGCATAGTGCGGCCCGTCCCGCGTCACGCGCATGGTGCCCACGCGACAGACAGGGCACGGCCCCTCGAGCGGCGGATCTCGCCCCGCTGGCTCCGCTTCGCTCGCGGCGGGCGCCGCATGGCGGATGAACTTGTGGATCGCCGCCGTCTCGATCCGGTGCTTCGCTTCGGCCATGGCGGCCGCTCCCGGCATCTCAGTCATCGCACCCCCGCGGAGAGGTAGGGAAAGCGGCGTCGCGCTGGCCGCGCGACAACAGGTTGCGCAGTGTGGCGTCGAAGCACTCCACCGCGGCGGCCAACGGCGCGTCGGTATTCCACAATTGATCGACAGTCTGGCCGCCGCTCGCGAAGCGGCAGAGATCGTCACCGCGCGCTCCGGGCCAGCTCTCCACGAAATGAGCGAGCGCATCGATGCTGTGGTGGAGCCTGAAGTACCAGCCGATGCGCCCGCCGAGAGCGCGATAGACGCCCTCGGCCGCCGCGCTCGCCGCGACGATGGCTTGTGCGCGTGTCATGGTTCTGTCCTCGCGGCCTGGCCGGCCTCCGGACGGGGCGGCGGACTACCGCCGGGCGGCCTTGCCGCCTGAGCGGCAAGGCCGCTGGCCTTCAAAATATCGAGCGCTCTGGAGATGCGCCACAAGGCGTCCTCTGCGTAGCCTTGCGGGACCGTCGGCGTCAGAAGGTCGATTAATTTTGCGAACGTCGCGAATGCTCCTGCTCTGGGGGCCAGTTGATCGTTCGCCGCGCGCAGCCGACGTATCTCGTCTGCGGCGGCCTGTAGCGCGTGATTCAATTCGATTTCAAGGTCGTTCATCGTCATCTCCTTGGTTGCTTCGCTTCACGAACGCCGAACAAGAACCGGTCGAGGGCGGGGCCGATGTCGCGCAGCACGGCGCTCGGCACGGCGCCGGAAAGATGCAGCGACCTGAGATCGGGCGAGGAGACGCGGAGCCCGCCGTCCTCCTGCGGCACGATCACCAGCGTGATCACGCGCGCCTCCGGCGCCGGCGGCGGCGCGAAAATCTCCGAGATCCTTTTGACGAGCTTGCCGTGCCGGTACATCCTCACCACTCCTCTGCGCGCAGCGCGTCGTTGGCGTCTTTCCCGATGAAGGAGCGCGCGACGCTGACGCGCGGCCCTTGCGCGGCCAGCGCGGCGATCGCCGTCTCGAACTGCTTGGCCGCCTGGGGCTTGCTCCAATCGTTGTCCCGCCACACGATGACGCGGTCGACGCAGGGCGGGATCGTGATGTTGGCGAGATTGGGCAGAGAGCCGACGGCCCACGTGCGATGCTCGGGATGGGCCAGCACACTCGAGAGCCCATCCTCCACGCCCTCGCACAGCACAAGCGTCTCGAGCTCGCCGTGCTTTTCGGCCCAGGCATTCGCATCCGCGATCGAGCGCTTCGAGGCTCCCCGCCAGAGCCGGATCGCCGCGCCCTTGTACGAGGGCCAGATCTTGCGCTCGGGCGCGTCGTCCAGCGCCCCGTCAGGTTTCAGGATCTGCGGCAGCGGCGCCTTGCCGGAGCCGTCGGGCGCAAGAAACGTGATGTGGAGAGCCGCGACCTCGCCCGCGTCGTCCGTGAAACCTGCGATCATTACCGGCCAGCTCGTTTTCGTCTCCAAGTGTGCGCGCCGGGGCAGCCAGCCGAGGCAGCCGGGCAGCCGGGTGAGATGGCGCACGTCGATGTTGCGGGAGGCGAGATAGCGGTCTGCCGGGCTGTCGAGAAACGGCGCGCGTTTGCTGTCCAGCCAGATGGCCTTCGCACGCTTGCGGCTCTCGGCGAGCTTCTGCGCGTCGAGAACGCTCGCGGCGACTGCCTTTCGCTGCGCGTCCTGCGAGGCCCGCTGGCGCTGCTCCTCCGTCATCGTGCCGAGACCGAGAAACTCGCGCGCCCAGGCGAACATGTCGCGATACTCGGTGTAGCCCTTGACGTGACCGATGAGACTGATCACGTCGCCCTTGTCGCCGGAGACGGCATCCACCCACGCGCCCGCCATGCCGCCGGTGAGCGTCACGTACATGCCGCCGACTTTGGTGTCGTGGGCGCGCGATCGCGTCATCCAGTAGGTTCCCGAACGATGGCCCTCGAGGCCGAGGGCGTGCACCAGGCGGAGCATGTCCGTCTTGAGCATCGCTTTGACGTCGGGGCCATCGTTTCTCGCGCTCACGGGCTGAAGCCCTCCGCTGGGGCGGCGCATGTGCGCCGGATCGCCTTGCTCCCGAGCGCCTGCGGCGCTAGGAGGGATGCTGTCTCTCCGTGCTGTCTATGCGGCAGCCGCCAGGCGATCGCGCAGCGCGAAGCCCATCAGCGGCCAGAGCTGACGGACAGCGTCCTCGTAGGCAAATCGGCGTCCCAGCTCCGCGTCGAAATTCGCGGCAGACGCCGGAGCACTCTTGCCGATGACGGTGAAGCCGTTTTTCATCACGAGCAGGCAAATCGACAGCAGCTCCAGCGGAGCCGCAACTTGTGGGACAGAGCCGTCCGCCCCGGCAACCACATCAATCGCCCTGAAGTCATGCCTGAAAGAAATGGCCGCTTCGATGTCAGCGAGCGTCACTCGCGGAGCCACGGCCACCGAGGCCGCTGCCCTGTCGGTCACTTCAAGGCTCGAAGACGGCGGCGCCTCGTCCGAAATCTGCGATTGCATCTGTCTCATGTGTACTTCTTCTCCTTGGCTAGCCACTCGGGCATCAGCACCTCCACCAGGCCGTGCTTGTCGGCCGCGCGGATGGTGATCTTCGAACGCGGCAGCCATTGCTGGCTCACGCCGTCGTCGAGCTGGATCGCTTTCCCGGTCTCGCGGATGATGCGGCCCGCCACTTCCCATTGGCCGGCTTCCGCCGTGTCGCCGTAAGCGTGCTTAAAGGCCATGCTCTTTCTCCTTGGCGCTTCGGATGCCCACTGCGCATCCGCGCCTGCGTCAGATATCCTCGAACTCAGGCATGGGGCACGCCGCGGCCGCTGCGATCTTGCCGACCACGCTCGCCTCGCTCGCGCCGAGGCCGATCTCGAGCGAGATCGTCTTGAGCTCCGCGCGCTTGTTCACGAAGCGCAGCGTCCGGCCGCGGTTCTCGATCACGTAGGCCGTCTCGCCGATGCCGAGCTCGGCCATCGTCTCTTTGATCAATTGCGGTCCGAGAAGTCTCATTGCCCTGCCTACCCAGTTTCGTGTTCGGCGCCGGATGCCGCGTGGGCATCCGAAGGCGCATTAAAAGAGACGCGGGATGGACGATTAATTGCCGGTGGAAGAGACCCCAGTGGCGCCCCGACATCGTCCTAGACTTTCGCCTCGCACACCCGCGCTTGCGCTCGCACTCCGGCGCCGGAAATCAGCTCAACTCACCGCCCGCACCGCCGAGGTGCGCACGGCGAAATCCGCGTAGTAGAGCTGGCCGCCGATCTGCGTGAACGGCACCTCGGCCACCTCCGAGAACAATTCGTGGAACACGGCCGGGCTCATGCAGCGGCGTCCGGCCCAGGCCGCATAGCGCGCGTACATGTCGTCGGCCGAGACCAGCGCGCCGGGCGTTGCCTCCAGCGCGAACTGCTTGAACAGCAGCATCTGGTCGTGCCTGTTGCGCGCCTGCGAGCGATCGACCGGCGGGCCGGTGAGCAGCGGCGCGTGCGGCTCCGCCTGGTGCCGAGGCCCCGCCGCCGGCGCGGCCG